ATCCCAGGGGATGGCGGCTGAGTAGGTTGTGCCGGTTTCGTCTCTGGTGAACGTGTGTAGGTCGGTGCCTAGGTCAGTGGCGGTGGTGTCGGCGGTGGCGGCGATGACGTAGAGGATGCCGTTGCCGCAATTCAGGCTGGCGGTGACGGCCGTTACCTCGTAGCCGGTGGCGGCGGTGACCACGGTGGCGGGAGCGCCCCAGGATGTGGTGGGGCACGTGGCGTCGCACGACTTGACGGTGCGTTTGTCGGCGGCGATGAAGACGAGGACGACGCGGGTATTGCCGTCCCAGGCGACGGCGAAGCCTCGGTCGGTGGCTGCGCCGGTGACGGCGGTCTGCCAAGCGTCCCACTGAGCGGTGCTGGTGGGGTCTGTGATACGTTGGAAGTAGATTGTGCCGGTGGCCGGGTCCATGCGGAGACGCATAAGCGCCCCGAGGTAGTCCATGTAGAAGACGACTGGGCCGGCGTTTTGTACGCCGCTGTGGACGGGTTCCCAGCGTGGCCGTGGCGTGCCACAATAGCGGTCACTGATGGTGGCGGTGACTGCGGGCGAGGCCATAGACTGTGTCAAGTTGGCTGCTAACACCGCGTTTAAGGTTCGCATGTTGGCGTTTACTTGTCCTCATGTTGGTGCGATATTGGTGCGGGTTTGGTGGACGACGCCGAATCCATGTCCTCACCGTAATGGCGGTACAGTTCGAAGTCAATCATGCGGGCGTCGGAGACGTGGAAGTGCATGACAATGCCGGACTTTCCGCATGGGCAAGTGGCGGTGGTTTCCAGATTGGCTTCTGGTATCATGACGACGAAGTTCACGGCTAGGGTTCGTGGCCACTTGTATCCGCAATAGGGGCAGGGTGGCCAATGGTTATTGGCGAAGCTTGGCATGATTAGATGTCCGTTGTATCGATAGGCTGGCGGGTATCCAGGTACTGGCCGTGGCTGCGCCGTCTGTAGGCGAGTTCATCTAGCCAGCGTTGCATAGCGCGGTTGCCCCAGCTTTCGTACAGGCTGGCGGTTTGGGCATTGACGGTGATTCGCTCACTGGCGTAGATTTGGCGGTCGAGTGCGGCGTGGGCGGCTGCGCCGAGTTGCAGCCAGGGGTCATCGTCGGACGGGTACGTCTTCGTATCTTCCGTGAGAGTGTGGGGCGCGTAATACCAGATGCGGAGCACATCACCGGTTGCGGGTGCTTTGGAAGTGAGCAAGTACAGCGTATCGGCCCAGACGCGGAACGGCACGAGTGATGCGAGATAAGCGGGCGTCGTGGCCAAGTAGGGACACTCCACGGCGAAAATCGCGTTGGGTCGTGCGGACAGGGCGGCGATACTGGTGAGCGAGTAGGCGTAGATATCGGCGATGGCGGTGATAGTCGTTGTTGCGGCGAGAGGGTTGGCCGCGCTATACTCCGCCAAAGCGTGGGCGATGTGGCGTGTTAAGACCGCATCGGACCAGAGGTAGGCGGTGGCGTCGGTGTCGTGCAAGTCAACGCGGATGGCGGCTATCATATCAGTCAGGTAGGTTGTTGGCATCATCGTAGTCCGGATGGGGAATGTACGCCGAGGGTGGAGTCCCAGGCGATCAGGGCGACAGCTGCGGTGAGCAAGACCCCGGCGAACATTCCCAGAGCGGTGGATAACAGGTCAAGTTTAATGGTCATAACTTTGTCCTTGGTGGTTTAGCGAGAGAGGCCGTCCGGTGAGCGTGGTTGGCGGCCGCTCGTAATTGCAGGGCGTCGTCGATGTCAGCGACGCGTATCTGCAGGCTTTCCAAGAGGGCCTGGGCGGCGCCGAGGTTTTCGGCGAGGCGATTGACACGGCGTTCCAGGGCGGCAAGTTCCGAAGATCCTGACATGTAGTTCCTCCGTGATCAATATTGGTCGAACGGTTTTTGTTGTGCGTGGCGGATCGCGTCGAGCACGTGGGTAATGGCGTCAATGCGATTGGAGAGGGCAAAGACGCGTTCCGCGAGGCGGTCGATCTGCTCTTGAACGGGTTGGAAAGGTGGATCGATAACGGGAGTATCGGCGCGCTGAGCGGTGGAGAGAGCCTCCCCCTTGGGGGGGTAGGGGGGGAGCAGCTCTTTTAGTTCCTGATCTGGCAGCGCGTGGTCCTGGTTGGGAGACATGGTGATCGTGGTTGCTAGTTCTTGTGGCATGGTTAGAACCTCCCGTCATCGTAGTGAGGGCCTTGGACAATTTGAGTGCCTGCCGGGGCCTGTAGAATCTGGCCTGCAGCGTGGTTACAGAGAGCGAGGCCGATGAGCAAGTCGTCATGGCCTTCAGACGTAGGGACGTAGAAGTTGAGCAGGTGGTTAGTGCGCAAGTCATACCTGCTGGCGGCTACTTGTCGCCAGAACATAGCAGACAGGAATGGATTGGCGTTTTGTGAGTAAGTCTTAAGGTGGCCGCTATTGATGGCAGCCAGCAAGTCATAGCCGAGCTTTGATTTGCTCGCGCTAGTGAACACGAACTTTTCGACCACGGTTTGTCCCAGGGCTTGTTCGAGGAACGAAGCGACAGTTGCGCCGATTCCGGTGGCGTCAACAGTGACGTGGGAACAATGCCAGACATGGCGCAAGATATCCACGAGAGTTTGGTAGAGAGCGGCGTGTTTTTGGCCGGTCCACGTATAATGCTCGACGACGTGGGCGATGGGGGTTGGATCCGGGGATAGCGTATCGGGTTCGAGCACTTCAGCGATAGTAACGGTGACCGCGTCCTGTTGTGGTTCAGCGGCGGATAGAGCGACGGCAGCGGGTTGTTCAGACTCACCGGCGAGGTCGATGCCTGCGACATAGACAGCGCCGGGTGTCGGTTCGGACTGGCGGGCATGGGAGCCGCGCAATTGGGCGGCATGCTGATCGGTGAGGAAACGCGCTTCGCCGGCGATCGTTTCCAGCGAATACTGAGTGCGGAAAAGGGGATGATCAACACCGAGGCGATCGCGTTCGGCTTCCACGAAAGCTGCGTATTCGGGTGAGAGATCGGCGAGAGCCTGCCAGTCGTACTGGAAGTGGCGTTGCACGCCATCTTGTTCTTGCAGGTCCCTGTTCGTGGCGATCTGATGTTCTAGGAGCGTGTCACCTGTCCATGCTGTACCGTAGAGAACAGTAGTGGCGTTTGTCGAAGAGGCCATTGGGCGGAAGTCCTTACTATACTTTGTCTCATCGAAATCTTGGGCTTCATCGATCTCGAGCAGCAAATCGGCAGTTAGGCCAACGGTATTGGCGCCGGGGTTGCCGGACATGAAGAGAGCGCGAGTCTTGCCGAGAGTGATATAGCCTTCGTTCGTGCTCCACAGGCCATTATCGAGGCCATTGGTGAGCATCTGGCAGAGGCGTAGCTTACTGTTGATTGCCTGGGGGTGGAGAGTCGGTGCAGCCTTTATGATCGTGCCGCCTCGTAGCTGATAGCGGTTCATAAGGAAGCATTCCAGGTGGGCGCTGAGCTCATTCTTGCCCATTTGGCGGGCGAACATAACGGTGATAGTGTGTCCGTAGTGGTGCTGTATCGAGTTATAGATAGCGGACATGGGAGCAGCCTGATAATAGCGCAGGGGGCGGTGCATAATCTGCGCACTGAAGAGAGTCGGGTTGCTCATTGATTTTGTGAGTGCGCGTTCAAGTGGTGTCATAGTGAGAGCTCCGAAGTAAGTTTATCGGCGTCCTGAGTTCCAGCGTTTGCAACGGCGCGAGTAGTGGGAGAGGGCGTGTCGGAGTCCGGGGCGACGGTAGTAGTGGTGTCACCGATGGTTGGTAGCAATTGTGCGAAATGTTCAAGCCAGGCGCGGGCGCGCGGGTCGGCGAGGAGATTAGCGGGCTGAGCGGCGACGAGCGCGTTTGTGGCGGCCTCGAGGGCCTGAGCTTGTGCGAGCAAGTCATTAGTGGTCAATTCCGGGAAATTGAGATCGAGAGAATAGGCATGGCTAGGGCCAGGCAGAGCACCGGTAGCGCGAGCGCGAGAGACCACCTCGGCCACGATCTGCGTCAAGATATGCTTCGTGATCAACTGGCGGTGTTCGAGTTTGCGTTTAGCTGGCTCTTCCATAAGAGAACCGACGGCGCGGTTGTACTCGGCGCCCTCACCCAGCCAGTGTAGCGGCGTTCCTGTGCCTGTGGCGATCATCATGCGGAGAGCGCGGCCGTCGGCCTGACTACTATCGGCATTG